TCATGTGCCAACTTGTTCTTCATGTCCTTGTCTTCTATAAATTTTCCCAGAAGATTAGAAACGGGTCCAATTAACGCCGTGAGCATGTGCATTCCTTTCTTTTAAAACGACTATCTATCCATACTTTTCCATAGTAAAGAATAAACATCCATATAGTAAATAATACGCCTTCTACATAGCTTAGATCATTCCAAGCATCTAGTATCATAGTTTCCATTTAAGTCTCCCTGCAGATAATTTTTGACATCTATACTTAGTTGGCTTCCATAGTGGATAATAATTATGAACTTGTCTGCTTATTTCTAGTGCTCTTTGTTTACAATCAAATTCTGTTTCATGCGGGCCAGTCTGATCTTCTAGAACTTGACAATCATTTGGAAAGCCTATTACACAAATTGTAACTAATGCTTTAAACATTATTTTTTACTCATAAAAGCAGAAGCACCCATATATGCACCTACAATTCCTGCACCAGAAATATAAAACAAATTACTAATATCAGATAATGCTTTTAATCTTTCTATATCTACAAAAAACATAGCTACAGTAAATAAACCCATAGCTATTAATGTTGCTCTTGCAATTCTAAGTTGTGCTAATTGTTTTCTTAAAAGTTGTTCTGTTTCTTTAATAGATGTAGCTATTGCTAATTCTTCATCTGTTACGACACCATCATTATTAATATCGTATTTATTATATTTACTATTTTTTTCAAGACCTTTTTTCATAAAGAAACATACCTATACAATATATTTTATTATTTAGGATATTTGTCCTTAACTGCTTTGATTGTAGTTTTCCAACCATCAATTCCATTATGATAAATGTCATCTAGCTGATCTCCAATAGCTGGATATTCCAAAGCTCTTTTATCTACATAAGTCATTTTTGCTTCTGCTTCTTTATCAGATTTTGCTTGTTCATCATCAATAGATTTTTTTTCAGTAGCATGTTTAGTTTCAAAATCAAAAGAAGATATATCTGTTATTTCTTTATTTGGTGTACCATCATTATATTCAATCTCACCTTTAGAACCATCCCATTGAATTGCATGAATTTTACTATCCACACCCCAATCAGATTTATCTATTTGTACACTATCTATATGTAGTTGTGATTTACCCTCTTGACCATCTTTAAGATATATTATTTTTGCCATTTTCTACTCCATTATTAAGTGCCAAGTACATAATACCAGCCAGTTGCTATAAATTTATCATGTGTGTAAACTGCATTACCTCTATGAGTATGTGTCCAACTTGCAGGAAAAAAAGATACAGTACCCTTTTTAGCCTTTACTTTTACACCATACTCTAAAAATTCTGTTTCTCCTTCTCCATCAGGAACATCATTAAGATATATTGTCCAAGTCAGCATTCTTCCTGATGCTTCTGCGGCTCCATGTTCACAGTGCCAAGTATGAAATCCACCTTTTGGTGGAGTTCTTTGAACTTTTACAAACGTACTATAATAGCTCATAGGTTCTAATGATGGATATTCTTCAACATATTTTGCTAATGCTTGGTCTAAAATTATGTTAGTTTCTTTTGTCAATTCAAGAGTATTAAACATAACATTTTGGTGTTGATTAAAAAAATATGAATAGTCTTTTCTTTTTCCTGCTCCATTATTTACAGAACCAATAAATGTTGACACTCTACTAGTTTCTAATTCACGAAATGCAGAAATCATTCTATCACAATAATCGTCTGGTGCTATATTTTCGTAGGCACTAATAAATGTAGTGTTTTTTACTCTTGTCATGTCATTCATTTTTAATTTATCCTCTTATTCTTAATCTCTAAAATTTTTGACAATTCTAAAATATTTCTATTGGAATCATTTGACTTTACCATTTCATTTCTAAATGATTCTACTGCCGCTCCCGTTTGTCTTGCTTGTGTTGCATTTTCAACAAGTAACAAAGGCAACCATGCAATAGCACAAGCATACTCATCTACTTCTTTACCATCATTTGGACTAGTACCTTTCATCTGAACAAACCAAGCACATTTAAATTGCTTACACTTCTTAAAGTTATGTAATGGGCAGTTCTCCTCAACCTTTAACTGCATATTAATCCTTATTAGCTATAATAAAGTCTACATACTGCACATTAATAGTGGCAGTAGAACTTGCTACTGCTAAGTTTCCAGCAGTTACATTACCACTAATAGATGGTGCTCCAGTCATACTTCCACTTAAATTGTGTCCATGATTGTGAGCTCCACCACCACCAGTGGCATCAGTGTCGAACATTGACCTATTTCTATTAGCTCCAGTTTGAACTGAGAAGTTAAGTACCTGCGGCCCATTATTATCTAGAGCACGAATTAAATGTGAGTGAGATGGTATTTGGTTTGTACTTAGAGTTGTATCTGAAATATTACCACTCATACTAACTGCTAAGTTTCCAGCGGCGACTGCTAAGTTACTCCCTGGATCTCCAGTAACACTACCTACACTAACTGCAGGAGTTGCCATCGCAGTAGTAAAAGCTACACTACCACCAGTTCCCACTGTTCCAGATGTTAACCTTAGTGCTTTATCATTATGTGTTGTTGATTTTGTCCAACCAGTAGGTGCCGCAGTTTGTTGAAATAACATTGACGTACCAGATGGAAAAGGCTCTGCATTGTCTACTGCAGTTTTTACAAAAGCAGTTGTTGCAACTTGTGTTGTGTTTGTTCCTGCATTGGCAGTTATAGACGTTGGTGTACCAGTTAATTTTGGACTTGCTAAAGATAAATCTGTAAATACTTCAGTAACTGCCGCTCCACTTCCAGCACCATCTAAAGATAGAACCTTAACTTCACCAGTCAAAATAGTAATTGTAGCACCAGAACCTTGTTTAATAATTATAGATTGCGAACCACTTGTGCCATTTTCTATAATTTGCACTCGTTTCATGGTATTTGGGCCGATAGTTATAGTACATGTACTATCTAATGTTCCAGTATATTTAAGATACATGGCTCTACCTGCATCAGAAGCACCATCTGCAACTGTTGTGGCATGAGTATCAGCATTTGTTGTTATAGCTTCTGTGCCAAAACCAAGAGCTTCACCAATAAGTTCTAGGTTGGTATTTGTTGTATTACCCCATGTTCCACTGGCATCACCAGTTCCCATTTCGTTTAATCTAAGATTATTGACGTAGGTACTAGCCATTTACTTACTCCTTATTAAGCTATTGTAATTATCGCATTTGCACCCGCTGCAGGAAAAACAATTCTAAATGTACCAGAAGAGACTGTGAAATCACCACCAAAATTTAAAACTGCTATTGCTTTATCACTTGCAGAGCTATTATAAATTAAAGCTCCTCTTGCAGTGAATGATGCACTTGTCCATGTTGGGTCATCAGCATCAAAAAATGCAGTTGTACCACTTGTTGATACTGCTTTGTTTGCTAGTGTTACTCCACCAGTTGCATAACCATTTCCATTCGCCACCTCATTTGATGTTGAATATGCAGTAGTTGTTGCTCCTAATGATGCAGAACTTGTAAAGAGTGCTATCTTTATAGTATCTGCAACTAAATCGTGTACTTCATCTAAAATTTCGGCTTTAAATGATGTAGCCATTGCTTGTGATATTGCCATTTGTTAAATACCTCCTTCGTATTCTGCTTGATAATTACGTTGCATTTCTTGTTGAAACAAAGCTACTGCTTCATCAAATTGTGCCTTATACAAGTTTACACTATCTGTAGCCTTTAGGAAAGAGGAACTTTCCAGCAAAGATGCAGTAAGCAAAACTTGCTCTGCATTATCACCTATCCAACTATTTGCATTAGTAGGTGACAATCCTGTTTCTAGACCTATGAAATCTATTTCATAAGCTAGTGTAGCACTTGGAGATGGTGCTAGTAAAACTCTAATTCCAGCAGTTGTTGCATCTCTTGTGGCATACATAAATGGAACTCCAGACGTACTTGCATTTGGAGTGTAATCTCTTAGATAACTATCTATTCTATGTTTTAAATAAACAACATCACTATCTCCACGAGTTACAGAGATTTGTCTTATCATTCTAGCACCATCAACAGAATATTCTTTTGTGCCTATAACTAAATTTCCAGACTGTTTTTTTCTATAACATGGCAAATTAGGAAGTCTACCAAAAATCATGCTTTCTGCTTGTGTTATTATTGTAGGAATAGATGTTTCAAATTCTGTACTATCATCTTCAATAAAATTTTTAATATTTGTTACTAAACTAGTATAATTCATTTAATTACCCCATGTACTTGAGCCATAAGTTCCTTCTCCAAACCCACCATCTATTACCACAGATTCATTACCTATTGCAGAAGTTCCTGCAACACCATTAACATTAATAGCAGTTTCTATGAAAAAGCTAGAAGAACCAATTCCACTTGTTCCTGCAACACCAGTTGCAGTTAAATCTCCTAGAACTAGATAATCTCCAATATCAAATGTTCCTTGTACTGCATCTACTGGAGTTGGTCCGACAAAAATATCAATAGTGCTTGAACCAACACCACCAGTTCCTCTTATTTCTTCATCGCCACCCCATACACCAATACCCCATGCTTGTTCACCCCAACCATTTGTATTAGTTTCTGGTATTTCACTTTCAGCAACCTCTGTACCTGCATTTGCAGTACCTTGTGCTCCAATACCATTTACAGTTAGATTAAGTTGTCCATCACCTTCTTCTCCAAATGTACCAATGTCTCCAGTTGCTTGAACACCAGTTACTACTGGTTCATTACCTACTGTAGCATTATTAATACCACCAGTACCTGCAACACCAGTTACAACTGCATCACCTTGACCTTGTTCTGCTCCAGTTCCACCAGTTGCTATTGCACCACCATTTGGTAATTCAAAAATTCTATCGTGTGTAATTGATTCTGTTCCTGTTGCACCAGTTGCTTGAACTCCAGTAACTACACCAGCAGTTTGAAATGCACCAATTGCAGTAGTTCCAGTCACTTTACTTGCACTTACATCTGTTTGGTCTTGTGGTGTAAATGTACCAATATCAAATGTTCCTGCATTTCCAGTTACTACAAAACCAGCACCTACTGTACCAATTGCCCCAGTACCTTCTACTCCAGTTTGCTCTTCTTCTATTACGAATGATACTGTACCAATAGACCCAGTTGCATGAATATTTGTGCCTATTTGGGATCGTTCAACTCTTGATAAAAAAATATTGTTAGTAAAAGCAAAGTCTATAACTACGTTTTCTACATCTGTACTTGGTCTTGGGTCTCGTAATGCAGTGGC